TTTGAATCATCCCATCAAAATAGTCATTAGTACCTCCACTTCCTCCACTTGATGTCCAATAACTTGTTCCATTTTCAAAATCCATAGCAACAGCACCACGCATAGGAACTGGAAAATTAAACATTCCCCCTCCACCACCAGCAGCAGTACTCCAATATCTACCCATACCTACTGCCTGATTTGTTGTATCTCTTGTCATTTTAAAATAATATCTTTGACACCTAGCCAAGTTATCTCCAAAACTTTCGTGCCTGAAAGGCGGTAAGTCGGAAGAAGTGTAAGTTCCTACTTCAAGTTGAACTCCTGTAATCGCAATATCATTAGATGTGCTATCAGCTATATTCACTTTACCACTTGGAAGATTGTTGGCAGAAGTCTGAGCTTCCCAAGCAGTAGTTGCTTGTGTACCTCCAGTAAAATTTGACCCAGCTCCAAGATACCATCTAACATCTATACTAACTGCATTATCACTATCAATTACTCCAGTTGTATCTTTTGGAAAATTTAATACTTTATATTCCCAAGTATCTGCTGATGAAATTGTATAATTTTGAAATACACTTCTTGAATTATCGTGATCGTATAAGCCACAAGTGAAAATATCTGTTCCTGTTTTATTTGATTTAACCCAGAAAGCTAAAGTATAAGTTTCAGCATTGGCAGTTCCTTTTTTGAATACTTGAACATCTTGTCCTTCAAATTTTTGTCTAAAATAACCGTGGGCACTAGCACTTGGAGAAGCATCTGCTGTTGTACAATCTAATCTAAATGCTTTTTGAAATCCATCAGCATAAGCATTGCCACTTGTTAAAGTTTCTTGTGCTATAGTCCAAGTTCCTAATGAACTAAGATTTAAATGCATTCTATCACAAGCATAATAACCACTAGCAGTTTTTCCAGTAGCTGAAGCTCCTCTTTGAGCCACTTGCATATCTCCGTTGTACCAGAGAGGTGTTGCAATAGGCAGAAAACTTGTTTGTGTGATTCCCTTTATGTAGGAGTAGTCCACTCTTTTCAAAACGCCTGCATCGCTGACTAAAAATTCGTCAGTGTCGGCTGGCTCTGCACCGAGTGCCCCTTGAGCGCTTATAGCATCGTCATTGAGCTTGGCCCCTGTTACATTTGTGTCCAGTATTTTTGCGGTCGTTACATTATCATCTAATATTTTTGCTGTCGTTACATTATCGTCTAATATTTTTGCTGTCGTTACCGAATCCGCTACAAGCTGCGAGGTCCCCACGCTGTTGACGGGAGGAGTAACGGTTTGAACCGCCTTTCCAATGAAGACGCAGTACATCGTATCCGAACTTGTTGTTGCCGCTGAAAGTGTGAGAGTTGTTCCTGCCGCCGTGTAGGCGTAGGATCCTCCTGGTTGTTGTCGTACGTTGTTTATGAAAAGAGCTATGTCGTTTTCGTTGGCTACTGAATTGTCAAGACTGTATGAAGTAGTCGCACTTGTAGTGAAATGCTGAACCGCAAAGCTTGCGTATTTTAAAGCTGGGGAATTGCCAATATAAGACATCTTGCCCTCCTTACGTGCTTATTCCATCTACGACTGATACCCAGACATCTGCTGAGGAAGCCGTGTCTGATACGACATACATCCTATCTCCCGATTGGACCACTACCTTGGCTCCTCCGTCCAATAACTGGAGGGCACCCCCACTGGGGATTGGCGCCGTTTTCACGAGATAGATGTTATTGCTTCCGTCATTAATGTAGACATCAACATTGATTGTCGACCCAACAATGTTAGCGACTGAAATCCCTATGATTGTATCATAGGTGTCAAAATCGGATCCATCAGGTATGTCAACTGGTGTAGCACCTACTGCATTTTCTGTATATCTTCTAAAATTTTGTGCCATTTTTTCCTTGTTTCCTTATATCAGAGAGCAATCGACATAGCAATGCAAAAGCCTGCTGTAACGCCTCCTGCAGCCCACGAAGGGACTCCTGAAGCCAGTGTTAATACTTCATCATCGCTTCCTTTCGCCAGTTTCGCCAGTGTGTTAGCGCCAGAAGCATATAAAATATCTCCTGTTGCCGTCAGGACTGATTGAGGAGACGCGGCCCATTCTGGTGCCGTCGCTCCTGAATTCATTTGTACGACCTGTAATCCTGTTCCTTTAGCCAACCTAGCAGGCGTATTAGCGGAGGACGCATATAAAATATCCCCTGCGGTTGTCAAAGTCATGTCCATCGTCTTGCTTGCTGGGAACGTACAGAATACATCCTTCGTCCCTGACGCAAAATCAACGGCGGCATCACCATTGGAACTTGAAATAATGCTCGTACGAGCGATAGTTGAACTATCAGCTGCTAGAGTTCCTAGACCTACTTCCCATTCGTTTGCAGTTAAATGTGCAATTGCATAGTAAGTAGTATTGGAATTTCCAATACCCGCTGAAAAAGTTTCAAATCCTGAAACTGCTCCGGCGAAGGTTATTGCTCCCGTACCAGTTGTAGTAGTCGTCTCCTTGACGCGGTCATTTAAGACTAAAGCCATGAGTGCTCCTACGCGTTAGCTAATCTTAGAATAGCTGCAGCGGCTGTAAAGTCTGGGAACTGGATAGTGAATGTGCCTGCACTTGCAGTCTTATCACCACCAAAGTTCAATACGCAAACTGCTTTATCACCGGTAGTGTCATCATTATAAATTAATGCTCCGTACGCGGTAAATGAAGCTGTACTCCATGATACATCAGTAAAATCACAACAAGCTGTTGTTGATGATTTAAGAGCTGGGGTGACACTTGTTAAATTTTGTCCTCCAGCAGTGTATGCTGTCCCTGCAGTATTAGTCGTTTCGCCCGTAGATACATAAACAGTACTAGAAGCGCTAACAGTCGCAGAGTTTGTATATAGAGCAATTTTAAACTGATCTCCACTTGTGGCAGTAAAATTATGTTCCCCTACAAGAACTTCTTGCATGAAACTATAACAAACTGCGGATGTTCCTATTGCCATTTTATCGTCCTCCTTCTATTGGTCCTGTCGGACCTGGTTCTGGATGTCCAGGTAAGAATGATGGTCGTGGCACCCTAATAACGCCACTTTGATGTTCATCACGTCTTCCTCGACCTTGTTGTTGCGCAGCAACCTCCTGTAAGGCGGTTTCATACGATTGAGTATAAATTTGCAGCATTTCTGCTGACCCTTTCAAGAATTTGAAAGCTTCAATAAGGCACCCATACAAAAGTAATGCAGGTGCGTTATTGCTAACCCAAGTGCTAGTATTAGAAGAGGATAGACGAGTTGGTAATTTAGTCAATCCTACTTCACAATAATAAGCCACATCGGGTGTTGGAACTACGTTTATAGTATTTTCGTCCCATTGTGAATAATATTTTGGTGTACCTTCAGTGGCTCTATTAGGCCAATATTCATTCATAAAGGTCACATCTCTCTGTTCTAAATATGTTCTAGCCCCACTGCCAGCAGCAGGATAAATCATTACACTGCGAATTATTGAAAACTCTGTTGGTGTAATACTTGTTCCACCCGGCAATGTTAAAAATCCATTACTAGCCGTAAAAGTGGCATATTGGTAAGAACGAAAAACTGGTAAATCTAAATCTCTTAAAAGTTTATTTTCAACATGCTCTATAAAATCATCCACAATAGTGTCAGATAAAACATCACTGCTTGTTTCCGTATAATCTCTTATTTGTGTTACTAATTCAGTATATGTTGTCATGCGCTTATAGTTACAGGTCCTGCTGAAACAGGGTAACCCCCTCCTTTAATTCCACCAGTCGTGGCTGTGGAAGAGCCAGTTGAAAAATAATACCAATCTTCCGATCCGTCACTTGATCCCGATACATATTTTCCAGTTGTAATTGTATAACCTGCCGCGGCGCAAAGGACTGCTCCTGTAATTCCGTCCACTGCTGGACAATCAGAAAACTTATCTGTCTCAGAGGATACAAAAGGCATTCCTCTAAATCTAACAGTATCCCCAGTTGATCTTCCGTGTGAGGGTGAATGAACATTAACTACCTGTGATGCTGCAGCATATGTTTCAAAAGGATTAACTGGTAATGAAATTAACGCTGCCGGTGCAATTCTTGCTGGTCTAGGACGTTCCAATGATTGCGGATCAGGTGAATGTTCATGGGGCATTAGCTGTGGTGCCTTTGCCTCATATTCACTTGTATGCACCCACGCACCAGTCCATTCCTTCACCATTTCAGTGTAAGGAAACTGTAGACCACTTCGATCAGAAATCGCTATTGCGTATTTTCCTTTAGCGTAGACCATTCATTATATCCAAGTGTATTTTTGTTTCTTGGCTGCTCCTACACCTTGTGTAGATCCAGTGACTTTGCCTTTTGAAATTTTAAATGATGTTCCCCCTGATTCCTTTCCTTCACTTGTAGGTGCGTTTCCTTTATCAGTTGCCGCACCCGCATGAACAGGTTTAGGGGCATCATGCTGTCCTCTCCCATAATGTCCTACTTTTTTGGTAGATGCATCACGAGTAGGGGCTGTTTGTTTATTCCAATGTGGATTACTCATTATTCCTCCTTTTTACATTCGCAGTCTGTGCATTGGCAATTGTCTCCACAATCACATTCACGACCACATTTTTTACAAATTGCCATATATCCTCCTATGGTATATATGCCTGTGCGGGTTTAACACGATAAGAAACTCTTTCCCTATTCGCATCAGCCGTTCGTTTAAACTCTTCTTCATAGATCATCTTTAAACCTGATGTCATACGAGGAGCCCTTTTCAAGCTTATATAATAAGCTAATCCTGCTATTAAACAAGGAAGAAAATAATATGGAACATCCGCATAATTATTATAATCTCCCGCATCTTGAATTCTATTTATATAAAAATATTTAAGAATATAGGCCTTATCCGGGCTAGGAAATAAAAATAAAGTCATATCATTTTCCGGCCGCCCATAGTCACTTCCATCAGCGGTTGTAACTTGTCCATTAATTAAAGTAAATTGAGTAGGACGAGCGTCCCCACCAGTGGAACTTTGTTCTTTCCTGCTTAAATTAAGATATTCTGTTCTGGAAATTTTGGTAATAGTTACATCAGTAGTATCACTATTTCCTTCCAAATTGGCAGTTGCATCAGTTGTTGTAGTAATAACTGCATCAATAATATCAAATACCTTCTGGTCTATAGTATAGAAATTCTTGGCTGCAGTTAATGTTTGCGTTGCATAATCAATGGTCCATAAGTTAAGACCACGATTAGCCCATTCCGAAAACATTAAGTTCAAGGAACGCCGTGCTGTTCTTAAATCATAACCTGCACGAACCTCAAGTCCGCATCTTTCAAACGCTTCCTCGATGATTTCCTCTATCGTTAGATTGAAGGTTCTAGTGCCTGAATAAGCCATTTAACCTCCTAATTATAATACTTAAGCCATTCAGTAACAATACTATATGTATCACCTGCCGTATGAGCTGGTATTACTATTTTCACATCTCCAGTATAGCCACTAGCCTGTGTGTTCTGTAAACCACCTAAAGAACTGAAATCATAATTATCATATCCATTTAAAGACAAGAATGTCACATCTGAAGTCGCATCCCATGTGAGTCTAGCTGCATCAGCCACTGCGCTTGGATTAATGTTAAACCAAACTTTATTTAATGCTATGAGCTTGCACGCCGTTCCTGTAGTTCCTCCTCCAGAATAACCAAGAGCAGAAACGTCAATTGTTGTCGTGCCAGTGCTTCCGTCTCCGGACGCGTCTATGTTAAAGATATAAATTAATTTTCTAGTTCCATCGAACTGTGTCGTAATCGTCGGATCATATGCCATTTTAATTCCCCTTGTAAAAGAGTGGGGTCATTACACCCCACTCACGGTTATATTATTTTACCAAGTATCTCCTGAAGCAAGGTTCTTGCCTTGCATAAAGTCAATCTTGATCCATGCTTGCCCAGCTGTAGATAATGCTCCAGTTGGAGTATAAGTTAATACTACTTGTACATCTGAGTCATAAGCAACGCTGTCTGAACCAGTATCCTCTTGGGATACACTTTTCCAAACTGCACTTTGCGTAGCATCCACAGTTACAGCTCCACCAGTATTACCAGTAGTTGTAACTGCTCCCATAGTACCATCAGCAAGATCAGCTAAATAATCCTGATCATCGGATTTTCCAATTTCCATTGGATCCGCTGTTCCAGCATTAAACGCTTCTGCTACCC